GCCAGCCCCTTCAGCATTCTTACTGAGCCATCCCAAGTGAAATTTGGAAGCTCGTCGTATTTGTTCATCATGGTGTAGAATGCAACACGCTGTTCTAGAGGAGCACTTTGCAATTTATACACCATGCTCACCATGTCAGGCAGGTTCCAATTAAACTGACCCAGAAGCTCGAGCCCCCACTCTCCTACATCCTCATCGGAAACTTCGCTTGCGTCTCTTTTGAAATCTTCCCCATCTGCAAACAAACCATAGATGGTCCGCGCCGAGTCCAACCACATTTGATCCTTAACGAGTGACGTGCTTGTAATTTGGTGCGGACGATCGGATGGGTGTTTCTCGAGATCAATGTCTACATCTTCATCGACAGCATCGGGCTGATAATCTTTAAGCTGTAAATTTTCGCGCAACGATTGCTGCACTTCTTCTGACAGCATCGGATTATTGTTTGCTAAATCGAAAAGCATCATCGGCGTTCATCTCTTTGCTTGTTCATAAACTCAGCATCGCTTGTCGCCGCACTGGCGTCATCATCATTGACGCTTTGGGACTCGAGATATTTTTTAATTAAAAATAATGTTCCAAGTTGAGCTGCCAGGGTGCGGGGCTTGCCTTTAAATCTGCGTTGCACATCAGCAATGGCATAATCGGCATCACTTGCCGTCCACTCTTCGATATTTTTAATGCCGGCTTCCTGGCCGCCCAGAATAGGATCTAGGTTGGGTGGGCCGTAGAGCGGCTGAGGAATCTGACGCAAATTTGGCGTAGCGCGAAATGAATTGATTGCTTCTTTGAAAGCTTGCAATGGCGTTGTGCCGCCATCCGCAATCTTGGCTTGAAAATTCTGTAGGGTAATTTGGCCGCGCGTTGCTGCCCCTGGTAAAATCTGATCGAGGAACCCTTGCTGTTTTACATATTGTTCTAAGACACGTTCGAACGCTGCCGTCTGTTGATGTTCTATTGTATTATTTCTTTTGCCGGCGATACGATTTTCCAGCATCTGAAGCTGGCTGGTATCTATTTTCTTGCCTACCGCATTAATAACTTCATTTTTAATATCGTTCAGTTGCTCATGCGTTGTTGCGTTGTTTATGCTTTTAATTGTCTCGCCTATCCAAATGTTATCGACTTGGATGGTTTTGCCGACATCATTTATCAAATTCATCAACTGATCATGTTGCGTGGGCGAGATGTCGTCTACTTTCAACATGTTGTTAATTTGAGAAATGCTTGGCAATGGCTTTTTAGGGTCCAGCCGGTGCTCATGAATTTTTGTTGCAGTTGTCGCGTACGTTATTCTTTGACGCTCAGTTCTCGCTTTTTTGTTTCGCGTAATTTTCTGATCTGACTCAGTAACCTTACGCCTCATCAGCCGATCACTCAGACGCAATGCTTCCTCTGCCAGTTGAAGACGACGATCAGGTGCAAGATCTTTATATTTATTTGTGCCGCGCAGCTCTTGGTAGACCTTTTCGGCTGCGCCAGCATCGCCGGCCTCACTGGCCTCGAGAAGCTCTTGATTTACATCGCCTTCAGCCAGCTCTTGTTTGTAGCCTAATTCCACTTTGCGCCGTTGTTCCGCGTCATAATATCCAATAGCTTCCAGACGTTGGAATATACCTTCAACAGGCGCCAAGGTTTGTTGTGTCTTTGGATCCGGGCCACCAACTTGACCGAAAATTTTACCCTTAATTATTGCGCGCCTAGCCGGTGTGGCTGTTGCAAATTCTGCGGCCATTGCGTCTGCTTCAGAGAGCGAGCTTGCAATATGACCCGAGACCATGCGCTTGCGCGCCTCAGCTCGAGAGCGCGACATAATAAGCATGGTTTCACTGCTAAGAGATGCATTGATTTGACGTTTAGTAGCGCTATCGAATGTATCGGTTAGCATTTTCATGTTTTGGCGTAGCTTTTCTGCCTCTTTAAGAATGTATGTGCGAGCCTTGTCAGGATCATCCATACTGGATGCCTTGATCTCGTGATCATACATTTTGCTTTTGAATTCGTTTTCAGCCGCAAGCTGATTCGAGGCACGCCTAATTTTAATCTCTTTGTCTAGCAAGCTCAGCATATTCGATTGTAGCTCTTTGCCGCCGGCGGCCACCGCTAAACCAGGCGCTTCCATCGCCGAGCTACTTAACTGAGAACGAAACGGGCGAGCGCTACTATCCTCATTCATCAATGTCTGAGCTCTATAAACTTGTGGTCTTTTCATATCGACCTACAAGAATTTCATAATGGCTTGGCCAGCACCGCCAAGAAGAGACTGCGTTGCTTGAATCTTATACGCCTGTTGCCGCGACCTACCTTCGAGCCGCGTTAAGGCGGCAGACAGTCTAGACTCGGAGGCTTGTTCTCTTAACGCCAAAGCACCGACCTTGGCGTTGTATGTGCGGTACGCCATTTCGTCATCCGCCTCAGCCGCGCTGATCATTTGCACCTTGAGCGCAGTGCCGGTGTTCGCGACCACATTATTCTTCCGATAGGCGACGGCCATGCCTTCGACCATGCGATTGGCTTGCTCGGCAAAGCGTATGTTCGCGCGCTCTTGCGCTGTTAGCCGCATCTCCGCTTGTTGCTCAAAGACCTTTGCGTTGCGCTCTTGTATCTTTGCGTTGTACTCAGCAACCTGTCGAGCCGCGGATCCGGCCTTGCTAGAGCCGGCTGCGCTCATTAATCCACCAGCAACGGCTCCAGCGGCATACAAAGCAGGGTTCATTGAACTATACTCATTCGTAAATAATCCGCGCCTTCGGGTCCAAACTTTTGCATCAGACCCTCTTCTTTAAATCCCAAAAATTTAGAAAACCGAATTGCCACTTCCCAGTCGGCTCTTACGTTCACCTGCACTCGGCGATAGTTGGTCTTGACGATTTCCTCGTGCAAAACCTCTTTAGTTGCGCGGGATAACGTCACTGGGTAATCAAGCAGCTCCTTGGCTGCTATAAACCAACCTTCGCCGCATCCTTCCCACAAATCGATAATTCCGGAACACATAACCGGATCGTCGTTTATTAGGACTGTGACCGAAAAATTGGATTTTTCTAAAAGCTTGGCTTGTCCGACATCTGTCGTCCACGGAACCTCGCCGTCAGAAATCAGCGCTTCGCCATGCTCGGCTTTATATTTTTCAATAATAAAATCGCTCATGCATTGAAGGTTTCGAGCCTCGCGTAGATACCCAGTATCGTCATTGGCAACGGCTGATCTTGGACAACAGTTACATGGCCGTCCGTTGTGTATCCATCCCGAAACTCGAGATCCTTGTCTCCTGTAAATAGCCCAAGCGGCTGACCCATTTCGTCGGCGCTAGAACGAAATGGTATGAGGTCTAAGCTACTCGGCGTTGGCCCCACTTTAGCGCCTAACGTCTCAAAAAAACGAACTGTCACATCGTGTATGCGTTTGATCTTGCCTTGCGAGCTACCATCGACTGCACCACCCTCAATGCGCATGGTGCGCAGGGTCGATGTATAAGGGAGCCCGACATGAACTTTCTCGGCCGATCGATCGAGCGTGATACTGCCCGAGCTCACTTGCTTGTCAGCATGGCTGGACCCGTCTGCCAAAATGGCAACCGTGTAACCCTCGAGGTGATCAAGCCCGGTGATCGTTGTGGTTGCTGAGCTGTCATATGTCAGTCCGCAATCCACAAAGAACGCATCATCAGCAACCCCGTTGAAGTCCTGGCTCTTCAGATATTCAACATACCGCCGCGTTGTGCCGTTGACATTCTTTTGGGTTAGCACCCAGGTTTGATCCTCAGACAGGTCTCCAGGGATCACTGCTACTGATTCCGCTACAGCATTGGTCTCTGAGGTCACCGCCATCCGCGTTGTATCGCTCGACACAACAGTCAGCGGCTGCACTCCGGAGCGGGTTGTTTCTGTAATAGTAACAACATTAGCTGCCGGGTTTTCACACGTCAGGCCGGTGGTTGATGAGCTAGCGACAATCCGCGTAAACAAATTATCCGCGGTCGTATTGTTTGACGCATTTGGCCGAAACCCAAAATCTGTATCTGCCGGATCGCCGGCACCGGCGGCTTCAGTTGTGAACGTGTACGTGGTCCCGTCACTCTTTGTAAATTTAAGCGTCGAACCGGTCGCGATATTGGCATAATCGGTGAACGTCACCGTGCAACTGCCAGCCTTACCGCCCAAATCATGTTGGTGCCATGCGACAACATTCTCTTCGCGCCGATAAGTCATGCCTAGAAACGCGCCGTCAGCTCGGCAGCACCAAAGCACGTTGTCCGGCTCTTGCTGCATGTCCATATCGACAATGCCGCCGGCTGTTATGTCCTCAGCCAATAACGTCATATCGGGGGCGATGTAGCCGTCCACGTCAAAATTGTAGACCAGCTCCCGAATCTTACGCTGAGCTCGCTGCAAGAACAAAACTACGTTGCCCGATTGCACCGGCGACACAGTAGCCGTGCCATAGGTCGTCTGGCGCTTGATCTGTATGCTTGTTGGCGTAATTGGTTCCTGAGCGCTCGAGCCCTGAGCTGCGAACTCTGCACCGCTCGTGCCTATGATAAGCACTCGACCGGGAGACAGATAACGGATCTTGTTTACCTGGCTAGACGCGATTGTGTAGATCATCGCATCGCCATCGTCTGCACCATCCGCAAACTGATCGAAGCCCCCGGACTCAGAAAAGAAAACAGTCTGAGGCTGGTCTGTTGTGCCGGCGTAGACTAAACGCTCTTCAAAGAAACATACAGCGCTCGGATAGCCCGTGGTTGCTGAGAACGCACCCAACGACCATTCGTCAGTCGCTTCGAGCTTGCCTACAATTGTGAAGCTACTCCCAGCGCTCTCATCGGCTAGGTCGTCTGATGGTGACACAAGCATCGTGTCATCTGTCACATCTACAACAAGATAGTCGCCGTTGTTCGATGATGTGCCTGACACGGTGATCGTGTGTCCGATCTGGAAACCCTGGTCTATAAAATTCTTACCGCTATCAACAATTCGATCATTGTGCTCGGCGCCGGTTGCACTCGGATCACCTTCTTTGAAAGATATGGTTGTTGCCGTGTATTCCGGAAGCAGCTCTGCCCGACCCTCGAGGTTGTCTTGCACAGTCCCGACAACTTCTGTTGCGCTGGTGTACGTGTCGATCTTCACCCAACCGTCATGCATCTTGATGAGCCGGCCAACGTCAGTGCTCACGAATGTATCGGCGCTCGCGGTTACCGTGCAGCTCGAGCCCGTACGGGCTGATGCCGTCAGCGTTGTATCTCCAGTATTCTCATCTTGCATCGGGCCGTATTCGATGGGCGCCGTAGTCAAAGTCCAAGATGTATTGCCGGTGCGCGTAAGCTTTCGAGGATAATGATTCGGATGAACCATCCACATGGTGTCCGCGGACTGCGCAAACTTAACGTCGAACAGCTCTGCCTCGAGGTATGGTGAAGCTATCTCATAGACACGATTGGCAACGCCGCCTGACGTGTAAGCTGTGAAGCCGGTGCTGTTGATGTTGGCGCCGTCTTTATCTGTGAGCTCAAACGTATTGGCAGTCTTGTTGGCTACCAAATAACGCTTGCCGTTGAGCTCAGTCATTCCCCCCACTGAGCTGATCGTTATCTCTTCGCCATCTAGATAGCCGTGCGAGCTCGATGTAATGACACACGGATTTGCCTGTGTGGCTCCGGTGATCGTCTTATCACCTTCGACAATCTGACCTGAGTTTGTAAAGAACCGCATATACGCATCGCCGAGCTCGATGATGTAAGTTTGGTCCGTATTAAACTCGAAAGGTATCAGGCGCGTTTTCTTCGAGCTCGTTTTGACTTCGGCGACAAAGTAGGTTCCCGGCCGGCGCACAGCACCGCCATGCGGATGAACCATAAAATTAGTCAGCGTTGTGCAGCCGTTAAAATATTTCGCGAGATCCGTTCTTCCATCGAGCCGGCTACTTAACCGGCCGGCTGTGAAATTGGAAAACGCTACAGACGCTCTTGCCATTACAGACGTATCGTTGTGAAGTTATCGGATACAAGCTCCTCGGGCGTGCCTTCGGTGGCATCAGCAAACCGAGCTTCGCTTAGTTTCATCAGGTACAGGTTCCACAAGCTCTCAGTGAACCCGTTGGAGTTCGTCATCGTGTATGCAATCTCGTGCGCCATGCGCGCTGCGATAGTTTCTATGAGGAGGCTGTCGTATTCGTTCGCATCAGTGACGCGAGCCAAATAGCGCAGGTTAATAGTTCCCTCATCAGTCAAAAGCTTGCGGCCTTCGATGACATACGTCACGCCCTGATCGACCTCTCCCTCGACATCTAAAACTCGAAGACAATAGGGATCAGTCGGCAGAGAAAACTGATAGGCAAATTCATACGCCGGCGCATCTGACAGGACGGCAAGCGCCGTTCGTCTTATCAGACAATTCCAAGGATGAGCCCGGAACACGCTGTCGCGGACAAACTCATAACGCTGGTTGCAAACGCGGCCGGCTTTCGAGTCCTCAGTCAACGCGATGATGTTGGACGCACCGATCATGTTCAGCGCTGAGTTACAAATATCAACGTCAGATGCCATGTTTAATTCCTAAAAAAGAAAGGGGGGCCGAAGCCCCCCAATCTAATTACTCGACAACGTAGAACATCATCAGCGCGATGGTGCCGGTGGCAGAAGCGCCAGCCAGCGTCACCGTGACGGGATATCCATCTTTGTCGGCGTCAACGACAGAACCGCCACCCAAAGCAAGGGTCACGGCGATATCGTTGCGGCCAGCAGAGCTGGTCGAAGTCGCGGCGAGGAATTCGTCCGCATCCAACGAAACAGCGGTGCCGTCCGCATTGTTATAGGCACCATGTCCTACCGACAGCGTGGTCGAAGCGCCAAGGGCATCGTTGTAGAGATACCCACCAACAACGCGAGCGTTGTCCGGTAGGTTGAACATCTCAATAACGTCAGAAGCGCTGAGGCTGGAAGCCTCATATTCGCCATAGGCGACACGCACTTTGCCATTGGTGTTTGGATCCACGAAATCGCTAGGATCGTCCTGGTCCCAGATGGTCTTCTGGATTGAATATACAGTAGCCATTTGTCAGACCTCCTTACGCCGACTCATCGATGTCGATCTGAACAACCTTTTCTTCTTCCATCCTGGTGCTACCAACTGACATGCAGTAGTAGACCTGAGTGGAATAAGATTTGTCAGAACGCTCATCGATGCGAGCCGTTACGTCTTTGCCAACCGCCAACATCAGCGCATCGCCCTGGAAGGCGAAGCAGGTGCGGATGTTGCCGGAAAGCGCGAGACGAGTGCTAGTGTGGAACCTGTAACCCAGATAGGAATCAAGGCTACCTTGAGCTAACGCCTTGACGGTATTGAAATCGCTCGATTTGACTTCAGTCGTATTCAGAAGCGATTCAATAGCAGCCGGGGAAACCACAATGTGACGGTTGTCAGGATCGACATCCGCCTCATCCATGATCTTCTTGGCATCTAGCAACTTAGCGATAGTCATGTTGGTGCCGCCATTGGCAATCTGGTTCGCGGCGAGCATAGAGGTGCTCGTGCTGCCAGCTTTGCCAGTTTTAGCCGTACCCGTCGCCGCGGTGATGATCTCATCATCAATCGCACGCCCCATCGCGTAGGCCGCAGCCTGTGCGTAAGAGCTCGTCGGATCAATCAACATTTTTACTTTATCGCTATCGTCCACGAGATCCGCCCACTCGTACGTGGTCATCGTGACCATGCGCCGAGAGTGAGGAGTCTCAACCAGGGGGGTGTCCCCGTGCCGAGTCGTCTTGGCGATTGCGGCAGTTTTCCCGATCTGATCGAAAAACGCCTTTTCGCCGGTGACCGACTCTTCACGAACAGCACCCCGGAGCTTCGAGCCCTTTTGCTGAGAAAGCAAATAGACATTCGAAGAAAACTGCTGTGAAAAAGCAGTCGTCACTTGAACAGACATGTGTCTATCCTTCCATTGCTGTTGAGTTAAGAGGAATGGCGACCGGCTACCCCTCGCGGGACCGCGTCTTCAATTTACGATTGATCGTCGGCGTGGCTCGCCAGCTTTTGGACCCTTACGGGCTACCCCACGGCTTCATCGCGATAGATAAATCCGTACAGTCGATCGCGCTCTCTCAAATAATCTAAGTGTTGAGGATGAGCTCTCTCGAAAAGCGGACCATCGATCCGCTCTATTTCTAGCAACTTTGAACGCGCTTCATCCGGAGACATGAGACCCGGCGTCTTTTCTATGCCGATCAACTCGTCTTCAGCCACACGTTCATTGATGAATTCAGACATACTGACCAACGCCCTGATGAAATCAGGATTGTCACCAAGGCGACTACCATCAGCTAACAATGTCTCGCTTAGTTCTTCAGATGCAAACTCATTCAATAATGCGCCAGCGTTATTGATGTTGTCTTCGAACCGCGCTCCGTATTCCTTTTGCAGAACTGCTTGCGTATTTTGCTGGGCTGCTTCTATCACATCGTCTGGATTTTCGCTCAGACCAGCCGTCATCTCATTGTAAGCCGAGACCAACTGCTGGGCTTGCGCGTTGTTAAGCCCAATCTCGTGCGCCGTGTTTGTAAACCAATTGAGCATGCCGGCGTCCGCTTGCTCACCGGCATCTAGCTCATAACCGTCAGCATTCGCCGGCCGGCCAAGCCGATCGTAAACAGCAGCCCAATCTTCCGCAGACGCATGCTCGCCCGGTAAAACTATTTTGTCTTTGCCGATCATGCTCGAGGCATTCACGTATGCCTTAGCTAAGTTCTCGACATCTTGTATCGGCTGCAACGCCGAATGCTCCCGTAAGTCCTCGGGCAAGCTTGCCCTAAAATCAGAGACTTCCTCAGACGGAGCTGCCGGTTCAACCGACTCCGCTACCTGTTCGTCCACCTTTACTCTCCTTCTGTCTGTTGTGGTAAATCTCTCATCATCTGTTCGATGAATAATATGGTTGCACGTTGCCCCTCATTGTAAGCCGTCCGATAAGGGTCGTTATCGAACGAGGGTACGTAACAATGGCACCGGCTCTTGAGATCCTCGAGAATCCGCACACCATTGTCTGTTTTAAAAAGCTCGCGATAGGCCAGCCGTAATCCTTCGCGGTCCTGTTCAAGGGCCGCTAGTTGCTCCTGTTCGTCCATGTTTTAAAATCCCGTTTGGTTTCCTTGCTGTAGAACCTTCATCGCCGGCGCAGCAGCGCCCAGCGCCTCAGCCGTTTGCATCGCTTCCATCTGTTGCATTTGCGCTTGCTCAGCTTCCGCTCGTTGTTCGCGCTTCGCCATCACCTGGGCTTCGCCTTGGCTAACCCGAGCCGGCACATGCAGAACACCTAAGAGGTGACGCACAAGGCCATCGAAATCGACATGATCAAATACTGATGGATCGATCGATGCTGCCGGCGACATGATCTCAAACATGCGCATGATGGCTTGCAGGTCGTTCTGCCGCTGCGCTCGTGCCAAAGGCGACACGTACTCGATCTCAATATCCATATCTGCAATTGCTGGCGGTGGCGCCGGGAACCTATTCTGCCGCACCATGATATTAAACGCCCGGTCGATCATGGGCTGTAGAAGCTCGGCTTGGAGACGACCCAGGACCGGACCCAAAAGCCTCATCTTCTCTTCGGTGCGCTGCACAACCTCTGTTGCCGTCATTTGCGGACCAGTACCGAGCACGAGTTGATCAACATAGTATGCAGCTCGGATAGCTTGCCGGCGCTGTTCCTCGAGGTTTAAGCCCAGCGGGTTGTTTGCGCCGATCTGCAACGGCTCAATACGATCGCGCGTTCCCGATCGGTAGAAATTCAAACCGCCAGGACGAGTGCGCACCGGCAAGATAAAACCGTCATCCGGAACCATGAGAGGCGGGTCTACTTGCTTCTGTGCTGCCTTGATCGTCACCTCAGACATGCGGTTAATCATCTTCACGTCAGGCAGGGCTGTCATCGAAGGGGATCTTCCATACCCCTTTTCGTATGAGCTCTTTAAAAACCTGGGGGTGACGTATGGCATCTCCCGGAAGCCGCTTTCTCCAAGAACGATCTTTTGATCCGGATCGAAATACAGGCTCGAGAACGGCATGTTCTTCGAGTCAATCTTCTGCGCATCCCGATCTGTGCGCGGCATGACTACATGGACAATGGTCACCTCATCATGAGGCTCGGCCTTCAATTTGCGTTGAAACTTTTCGCCGATGTTCTCTTCGCCAAATTGCTGCGCAAGCGCTCGGACTGGCAACGTAAATTTGCGATAAACCGTATCGACACGGCCAAGTTGGTTCTCGACTAAGAAGCATTCCTTGATATGCCGGGTAGAAAACCTCAGATCAAAATCTTCGTCAGCTTCAATGAAACAAACGCCAGTGCCAAACACCACGAGATCCATATAAAGCTCGTGGATCTGCTCCGAGAAGTTCGAGCGCTGGAACGCCTTGTGGAGCTGGTCCGTTACTTCCTCAAGATACTCTTTCGCCTCATCATCGACGTTCATCTCTTCATTGCGATAACGAAGGTCAAACCACGGAGAATAGGGATTCGTCAGCATGCCATGAAGTGACGCAGACAACATCTCAGCGGCATGGATAGCAGTGCCATCAAAGACTAGCTCCATGCGCTTGTCGCCCGGAGTCCGCTTGACGTTTATGTCAGCTTTGCGCGGCAAGATATACTCGGCGAGCTGTTGCCAGTGGTACTCCCACTGCCCGCGCTCGCTCTCGAGCTTGCTTAGCCGTTTGGCAAGCTGAACGGCAACGTCATTAGGTTCAGTCGCCATTAATCGCCCAGTCGCGCTTTCGTCTCTTCACCAGCAACAGAACCCAAAACGCTAGAGCTCAACCGCCGGGGAACGCCGCGCCGAATGGCTGAGCGCTTTTTCTTTTTGTCGCCATCCTTTTCACCAACCCGTACAGCCTTGCGGGGCGTCACAACCGGCTTGGGAGTTACCGTTGGCGGGGTTGGCGTTGAGCTACTACTGTCGCCGCCGCCACCGAAAACCTCCGAAACTGCGTCTGATACTGGTCCCATCGTCTTACCCTTTCATTGCGCCACCGAGCAGAGACGCACCGGCAACCTTTTCTTCAGTAGTTAAACCCACACCGCTCGTTGCGATCGACGCTGCCGAACCTTTCCGACGCTTCAGATCTGAACGCACGTCATCTTGAACCTTCGTTGACGCAACCTCGACGGCCGGCGGCGGTGGAACGGGCGGTATTGGCGGCGGTGCCGGCATTTTCACCTTCGGCATCAAAAAACTCATAGCGCTACCTCTAGCGGGTTGTAGTTGTTGTCGGCCGTCACTTGTGGAGCTCGGGTCCGATCATCAAATTTTTCAATTGCGATACTGGCGTAGCGGAACGAATCCGCGGCATGAGATGCCCAGGAATGCACCGGCTT